AACGTCCCAAGCAATTCTATGCCGAGCGACTCAGTTTTAAAAAAGTTATTGAGGGATATCATGAAATCCTTAGACTCAGGTATGACAGTCGAGTCATATAGTCTCCTTTCATCTACATTGCTGTCTGTTCCAAGCGTTCCTGTTTTAATATAATATCTTACAAGTGACTCAGGTACTCCGTGACCATTACATACTGCGATAGCAGCATTAGCAACTGACTCATCCAGCATAAGGTCCTTCATGCTAAACCCTGTCTTCTGCCACTTTAATGGCTGAGGTGATATGATTTGTTGATATTGACCCTCTAGTGTCCCATACTTTTTAAACTCTTCCTGCACCTCTGCAACCTCATCCTTTCTCAAAGGTAAGTCCCCTAAGGCTGCACTTTTTCTCTCCGAAGTCCAAGCTCCGTGAGGTCCACGTTGTTTTATGATAACGTTTTGGCTTTCTAAGGCCCTGTCAATAATAGAAATAGGTTTCTGTAGTGCGATTAGCTTGGAGTTTCCCTCAGTAAAGTTCCTATCTAGTCTGATATTCACGTTGTTTGTGTGGAAAACTTTATTTGTGTGTAGGTCTCGGTCTAGTCCGTTGGCTTTTCTTAGCCTGTAGCATTTTATGATTTCATCTTTTCGAGTAGCCTCAAGCCAATGTCCTGTGATTACGGGAGTCACTAGGTATGGAGGTAGGTTATTGATAACCCTAATTTCCTCGTAAGTGAAAACGTCCTCGAACCCAACAGGCAATGATGCGTAAGAGTAGCCATTCCCGAAAACCTCGCTGTTTACCTTGAACTGCCTAAGCCACTCGAAAGTGGATTGTAGGGGGTTGGGCTTAGCTAAAAGATCTTTAAGTTTACCTCCGTCATCATTGTATTGGTTTATTGGTGTTATCTCCTCAGTTTTCAAATCCTTAACGCTAAACCTCATATTTGAAAAAGCCAATGCTTTGACATCTATGACAGCCTGCACTACTGGATTTTCGCAATAACAATTAAGTAGATAGATTGATTCGGATAAGTTTCTCCATGAAGGTGTGCCTCCAACAATGCTTAAGGTATTTAGCCCACCTATATCCTCTCTTGAAGGGGTCGAGCTTAAAGCCTTAACTAAGACTTGAGGACTAAACATCTTTTTCGCTAAATAGGCACCAAGAACACTCATGTAGTGGATAGATTATAAAGCCCTTAAGCAGGGCTTTGTAGTTTAAACTATCACAAATATAGGAAAATATTTTTAAATAGGGTAAAATAGTATCAAATTAGTTTTTTATACAGCTCAATTGTGGCTTTAGTATCCTCCAATGCTGAGTGTTCTTGCTTGTTTATTATGCCAAAATGACTACATAAATCACCTAATTTGCAGCTTTTTAGGTTTAATCTACGCTTAGCCATCAGCATTGTATCCTTTTGGCTCATCGTTCTTATGGATGCATCTGCAAACCTATTGAGTAGGTATTCAACTCTCGGAACATCGAAGGCTTTAGAGTTGTGTCCAATCAATGTGGTGACACCATTCTTTACTAGGAACGTGACAAGTTTGTCCGTTGCTTCCACGACAGAAATACCTTCTTTTTCCAAAAACTCGATCGTTAAACAGTTTACTTTCATAGCCTCTGCTTTGTAGGAAACCAACTCGTTTGAGTTTTCTCGGGCGTAGGGCTTTATGAAAACATGATAAGTATCAGTTATGTTGAGGTCGTTGTCCACTGCTATAAAAGCAATCTCACAAACTCCGTTCTTTGTCTTTGAGAAACCTCCCGTCTCTATGTCTAAAAATGCGATCATTTGGTTTCGTAAGTTACGGAGGGGTCCCCTTTATATCTATTGATCCAAAAATACCTTTGGTCCTTTGCCTCGCTTTTTTCTTTGTCTGACATATTATCTATGTGGTCATCCCATAGCTTTTTCTCCTTTACGTCATCAGGGCTGTCCGAGTTTATTGCCAGTTCTACTATTTCGATCTGTTTTTCCATAATTATTTTATTTTATCTCCGTAGAGGTTGAATCCTAGTTTACATAGTGCGGCTAAATGGTGACTATATGTGGCATAACTGTCTTTGTGCCTAACTACCCAACCGTATTCACAGAGGTACTTGTGCAGCCACCATCTGAAAGGTTTTTTGTGGTCTGGGATTATCTTTGACTGGATCTTGTTTAACCAAATCAAAAAATATACTAGGAGGAGGATTGCTCCCCACCCTAGTATAACCGTAATTATTCTTATTGCTACGTCTTGCATCTCCATGATTACTTATCCTTAATAAATACGGTTTTAGACATGTCAAGCCACACGGGTGGTTGAGTCTTTCCACTTAGCACGCCAAGCCAAAGCTTACCGTGGAACAGGAATTTTAATCTCTCCCAGAATGTAGTGGTCCATAGTGAGATGCACTCACCTGTTTCGGATTGGTGGATATGCAAACTACTGCACTCCTCATCTGTCATGGATGCAGGCTTAGTTAGTTCGACTGTTGCTTCTTTGAATTTTAATGGTTTCATAATTGTCTGATTTTACTGATTTAATGCTTTTATTACTTGGTTTATCCTGATAATTTCGAAGCCAACAAGAGCCAGCTTTTTAATGACTAGCGCATCTCTTGCGAAGTCGTTTGATCCTTTCAGTAGCTTTGTTGCATCGTCTAGGTTTATCGGAGACTCCACCACTAAGGCTCGTAAGATATCACATTTTTCTTTGTTGTAGAAATCCTCCTCTGAGATTTGGAAGGGTTTAGGCGTTAGATCTGTGTAGTTTCCAACACTCCTGTCAAACTTAACGAAGTCATCCTCAATCTTGTCCATAGTCTTTGCGAAGTCAACATCTGGGTGGTGGTCACTGTAATCCCTAACGGCTTCCATTTCAGGGTCAGCTTGCCATAGTTGTTTCAGTTGTTCTATAGTAAACCTACCTTTGATGATCCCTTTGTGCTCAAACTTATTCTGCCACATGAATCTGCGAAAATGCTCGTCTCTCCACTCATAAAACACTACATCGTCGATCTCTTCTTTAGACTTAAAACCCTCAGTTATTGCTTTAGTGAACTGCTCAGTTGTGCCCATCCCGTGTCTCGGTTTAGTTGGGTTCAACTCCTCTGAAATGCTGTTGTAATAAATCCATGCATCCTCTATACTCTTAAACTCTAAGGTTTCCTTTTTTACATAGCTTAGCCCTTCTCGACTAAACAACGGACCGACCTTCGTACTGAATTTAATCACGCTGTCAGTTATGGACATAGACATTAAATCTCTTAGTCCTGCATCTTTTTTAGTTTCCATGATTAATCCTTTTTTAGTCTTGTTTCTACAATTCCGATTAGTTCAGCTGCTCCATCCCAATCCTCGATCACTTCGTAGTAGTCGAACTCTCTGCTTATCACGTCAACTCTATCATGAACAGGTACGTACTTGAATGAATTATCTTTTGAGTAAGCTTGTCCATTAGCCAAGAATAGTTTTTTCTCCTGCGCCCAAGCTTTGAACGTATTTCGATTAGCTGAGATGATTGCAACTAACGTTTGTTTGACGATGGTCTCTTTACTTTCAGCGGGAGGTATCCCCACCTCAACCTTAATCTCCTCGACTTTCTCAAGTGAAACCTCAGCCAATGGTTGCCAAGACCCGTTGTAAGATACAACTAACGAAGTACGGGGATTATCCGCTCCGTGGACCTCTCTAAGTAACTTTTTAAACTCAGCTGAGTATAGTGGATCAATGCTAACAGGGACAGGCTTAAAGTCCTCTCTAAACTTAGCTTCCTTGTTGCGTTCGGCATATCTCTTGTTGCCATCCCCTGCTATAAAAGCAGTAACGATGTCTAAGTAGGTGCCTGGTGCAGCCTTGTACAAGTTTCTAAGTTCTCCTTTGCTTGTTCTGTAGTAAAGCTTGTGTTTTTTAGTAACTATCATGATTATTTGATTTGGTAAAATGTTTTTATTAACTCTTCGTGGTTTTTATGGAACTCATCTCGTATCTCCTCAGATTTTAAAGAGATAGGTTGGTAAAGATGCACATAGCAAGTTTTATGTATCTTGTCACTATTAGCTGCTACGTTGTATTTCCACTGCTCTCCGTCACTCCAATCAGCAACCCAGTCACCGTTTGCCTCTTGCATTAGTTGGGTCAGCATAGCGTAGGCTCGTGAGGACTCTGCTTGTGCTTTTGTGGCAAAGAAGGCTCTATCAAACCAATCAGAGTGACCGTGCCCATCTATCTCCCCTATTGATCCATCCGCCTTTAAGACGAAACCTTTTATCTCTCCTAACTCCTCCCAGCTTTTCGATAAACCTTTTTTAATTTCTAGGCTTTGAAGTTCTTTGATTAGGTCAAGCCTTTGCTGTTCCGTGGTAATTTCTTGATTGATTTTCATGATTTATTTAAGTTTTTTAAGCTTACCGACTTACTGGCAGCTTTGTTGTACATAACTACTAATTCCTCAAAAGAGAATTCAAGCCCATCACTTTCCTTTACTGAGTGTTTGAAGTTTACTGAGTAGGGCTTTCTCGTGAAGTTGTTGTGCATCCAATCGTAGAAATTAATTCTTGTTAACACGAGCACCTCAGGGACATATTTGTTCTCGTACATCTCCTCTAATTCTTGGTAGCTGTAATCTCCTTTACCTGTAATTCGGCTCGAGAATTGTGTGGAGTAGGTTCTCCTGAAATAGTTTTCGCTGATCCACTTGTCTATCCTTGAAGCCTTCAAGGTTTGGAAGCGTAGCCTCAACCCCTTGCTAAAAGCTTCGACCATTTCCTTTTCGGTTAAGCATTTATTATCTATTAAATCCTGAACGTCATCTAAGTAATCTTGTAGTATTCCCATGATATATTTTGTTTTGATGCTGCTAAAGTACAAAGGTTTTATTTAATACGAAAGTTTTTTATACAAAATAAGTAAAAAAGTTTTATATAACAGAAAAGCTCTTTAAATTAATAAAGAGCTTTTAATATATCTTAGTATTGTTTCGTTTAACTGTTTCGTAAATAAGACATGAAGTATTGTGTATTAGTATCTTGCAGCTTAGTTAAGTTTTTATCTAGTCGAACCAAGTTGTTTCGTAAATAAGACTTAAAATATTGTGTATTAATATTTCTGCTAACTTCATTGGCGTTACCTAGTTTTATAAACGCACTAATGCATCTAGTGTTTAATGTACTGGTAACCTCAGCATACCTATTCGAGATAAAAATCTCTTTTCCAGGTAGGGTCAGCTGAGCTACATCGGCATAGCCGACAATGCTTTCGATTGTTGCTTGTCCGACGTCATCATCGCAGGAGGCTGCTTGTACCTCTACGGTTGAGAACATCAAGAACACAAATGCAAATAAGAAAAATAGTCTCTTCATAATTTAATTGGTTTTTAATATTAAAATGTAAATATAGTAAAATTTATTTTAGTAACCCAAGTAACTCTGATAAGGCTCCCACATCATCTCGTAGTCATCTCTTAGATCTTTGAACATTGATGCCATCGTGTCTGATATGTATCCACCTAATCCGGTTACACTCCTGAACATAAACACTGCAATCTCGGCAGTGAGTACCTTTTCTAGGTCCCTCACTTGATCCTTTGGCACTTTTGCTATGTCTGTGCCCTGTTGTTCGAAATAGTCCTCTGCTGAGGTTATTTTTAAGTTTACGTGCATGACCTAGTCAACTAATGTTAATTGGTTTTCACTCTGCCAATTACCTAGTGGGTCCCTACCCACTACCTCAACTCTGTATGGTGTGTCGTCAACACATACTCGACTCACTTCTGTGATTGTACCTTCGTCTCCTGTTTTATTGACTGACCCTGTTTCGGTGGCTGTAATTTGTACGTGGTCTCCTTTTTTGAATTTTCTCATAACTTTTTATCTTTGGTCTTTTGGTGAAATATATTTCTTGTCAGTTACTACGGAGTCCCTGAAATGGGAACCTGTGAAACAGCATATCTTTGCTAATACTAGCGACTCAGCCATGTCGTGAGCTCGGACAAGTATAAACCCATCACCGCCAATAGCTTTGGTGTACAGCACCTCGTAGGTGTTGACCTTGTTGGTTGAGGTCGTGATGGCTGGAGTGGTTCTCCTAGTCACATCGCCTAAGTTCTTTAGTGCCTCGAAGTCTACCTCGTTACACTCTGTGATGTTTTTCATACCTCACTATCTTTTATCTGGTCCACAGTCATTCTAGGTCGGTCTGGTGGTCTTGCCATTGGCCGACCAAGTATATTAAGATTGTCAAACATGCCAGGATTGTCAAACACTAACACACCTACGTTCACAGTGTAGCAATCTACGTCCATCTCAATGAAGGCTGCTATAGCAAGGTTATGCACTGTATCATCCTCCCCTGTGTCCATGTATTCCCAATAGCTGCTGAGGGTGCTCTTGATGACATCCCTGTCAACTGTGCCACCAAAGAACTTTTTAAATGTCAACCTGATTACGTTGCCTGCCTTGTCTACTTTTCTTAGTTTATGTAGTTTCATGATTGATATTTTAACAGCCGTTCATCAGCCAAAACTTAGTTTTACAATTAGTACACTCATGAGTTTCCACCCAAGATAGCCCAGGCTCGTGGTCCCACTCGCTGTGGTCTCCTGTAAATATTTGTTTACTCTGGTTTTTGATAGATTCTTGCCCAGTGTCGGATAAACTTTTATCGCACTTAGGGCAGCTGTATCCAGTTAAACTTTCTTCGTGACCTTTTATCAACTCGTTAGCTCCTGGCATAACGTTTAATTTTTCTTTACTTACTGACATAATTCTGATTGTTTTAATATTTTTCTAATCTTAGCCCTTGCTGTTTCTTCATCGTGTAGGTAAATTACGTCATCTACGTACAGTATCACCTCATCTGATAGATCAATGATTCCATCCGTAGGGAGCATGCACTTCCCTGAGGATATGCAGTCATCTATGAACTCCTCGAGTTCCTGTTCGCTTGGCTTTCTCATAGGTTAGTTTATCATCATAGGCATAACCATAGCAACCATCAAACCTTCGGAGTTCTTAAAAGCAATAGCTCGGTTTTCCGCAACAAATTCCATGTACAGGACTTTCTCACCCTCTCCTGGGTTCGTGTGGGAATAGATGTCTTGAACAACGCTGATCTTTTTAGGATCTATTTTTATCCTTTGCAGTGGGTAAAAGTTCTTAGGCATAACTGCGTCTAGGTCGGGAGCTTTGTACTCGCTCTCATGCAGAATCATTTTCGATTTTACCTTTCCATCTCTCAAAAAGTTAAACCCTTCTGCGTCGATGAACCATTTATCCTTTGGCTTGATAGCCCCTAGTTGCTTAATATCGTCAGCGTGGAAACATTTACCTTCCAAGTTTGCGGAGTCCTCCTCATTGATCCCGTATAGTTTTAAGGGTATTTTGATACCTAAGTGGGCATCTGTTGCATAAATGCATCCATCTTTGACGTAGGCTTCCATCATGACTGGTCTTGAGTCATCTTTGCCTAAAGCGTTGTGGACGTTCTTAAAAATGTTTCCGTTGTGTACTGTTCCTGTGATTTTCATAGTTCCTAAAATTCAAGTATTACAGAGTCATCCTCTGAGAAAAGTTTGTTTTGTTGTTCGATTGTTGGTACTGATGACAAGCTAAGCACTGTGGCTTTGTCTGTAAATTCAGTGGCTTCGATGATGGTAGTTTTCATGGCCTATTTAAATTTGGAATAGATTTCTACTAATTCATCGAAGGTGTGCCTTTTCTTGGTGCCCCCTACGATTAGGTACTCACAGGAGTAGCTTGGTCGTGTAGTATTGTCCTTTAGCCAATCAAAAAAGCTTAGTTTTTCAGTACTTGGAAAATCTTCGCCTTTTTCGTACTTCTCTACAAGTTCATCGTAGGAGTAGCAACCTGTGCCATCTTGTTTAAGTGAGTAGTTTCGGCTGTATACCTGCCTAAAAAAGTTCTTTTGAACCCAACTATCTATAGTTATTGCCATGTCGACCGTAGTATCTTGGATAGTTCTTTTGTCGAAATGTCCCTGCAGTCCTGACTTAAACGCCTCGAGCACGTCGTTAGGTGTGAGGACATTATCCTGAATTAGGTTATCAATGTTCTTCAGGTAGTTTTGTAAATTTTTCATGGTTTTTCCTGTACCTCGTCCTCCTGTAATAATAGTTATTTTTTTCATGATGTATCTGTTTTGATACGCCAAAGATACACAATTATATCGAATACGAAAGTTTATTTACATTTATTTTAAAAAAGATTTTAATTACCATACTTCTTTGGCAAACATCACGTACCTGGCAGCTGCCAAAGTATCGGGCTCGTGGCCTTGTGGCTCTGGTACGATCTTTCCATTCCTGTCTACTTTCCAGAACCAGCTCTCAAGACCTTTTTTAAGGTTGAGACTTCGCTTAGTTATGGATATATTGTAGCTCTTAAGGCGTTTAATACCTATGGCCTGACTACCTGCAGGTTTACTCACGCCTCGAACATTGAAGCCATGTTTATACATGTCCCTCAACTCAGTAGCTCCTGAGCTGTCCCCGATAACTAACCAATTTTTGTATTGGTTAACATAGGTTAATACCCTAAGCTCCAAATCAGTGTATTTGTAATCTTTAATCTTGGTGTAGTAGAAATCATCCGGGTTAGGGAGTACCGTCTCCATGAGTTGATCCTTGGCAAACTTAACCGCCAGCTCATTCATGCGATCCACTATTGAGTCACGTTCGGCACCTTTGATCTTCTCAGGCATTAGGTTGTTTTCACAGAACTCCTCATCGATGTAAACGTTTGGACCATCCACGTACATGTCAACCTTACAAGTAGGATCTGGGCTTTGCCCGAAATCCATCCCTGAGGGGATTCTTTTTGCAATCTGAGGTATGGCATCATCTTCTATGATTGTAAACGAGGAATACACTCGCCTGTCCGAATAGGTACCTGTTTTACCCTCACCATAAACTCTGAACCACTCAACGTTGTCACGCCTGCTCTCAATAAAGTCAACCTCGCCATCAGGCAACATCTCGTTGTCGATGTAAGTAACTATGATCTGCTCGTATATTTGTTCACCTAGTTTGTTCCTCAGCTTAGGTATTTCAGTATGCGCCCAGAATTCGAAATCTGGATTGTAGTCAATGTAAACTGAGCCATGAGTACGCCCAATGTATGTGGCTGCTACTTCCCAACCAATTTTATTGCCCTCATTGATGTACAAGATATCACGCCTCTTGGACTTACCTGCCCCTGCTTTCTTATCTGAGATGTATCTGAATTGTATGGTTGACTCACCTACTTTGAGGTCCTTGTCTGTCTTGTTGTAGGCAGAATTCCAGTCAAGCCCTGAGTCCTCGAACTGGTTTCTAAAGTCAGTGATTGACCCATCCTTAAGGTTGTCATAAGTGTCGGTCATTACTGTTATCAGTTGCTTTTTCTTGAGTCCTTCCTCGATAAGTATCTGAGCAATTGAAACGTTTTTACCTGCACCCTGACCACCCTGAATAAGCTTGATCTTTTTCTTGATAGCTTGGATCTTGTAGTATGTGGAGATACGGCAAATCATCTAATCTTTTGGGAATTGGGTTGAGACGTTTTTGAATTCTATTGTCTGGGCTTTTTGATCGTTGTCTTTTTCATAGAAGCCTATGTGTTTGGATATCTTCTCGGTGGTCCAGTCTTTGCCATGCAGCTTTATTGACACGCCATACTTAGTATTTTGCATGGACTCTATACACTCGATTTGTGATTCGGTTAGCTTGGAAAAAGGTTTCCATCTCAGTACCACCTCAGTAGCATAAATATCTTGCATCTCATCGTCATCAAAGCCAATCACC